TACAATAACAGAAAGTTTTCTCGGAAATGGGACAATTAACAGTGAAGCAATAGGAAAAACATATGATTTAAAATTGAGAATAGATTTAACACCTAGTCAAGCAAAATTCAATACTGGAACAGAAGATACATCTTCAGTATTTGAAGTAGTTGAAACATTTAGTCAAAAACTATTAGAAAACCAAAATAATAATATTGATATTTTGACTGAAATAAAAAATAATCAAACTAATAAAATGCAAAATACAAAATTAGTTGATGAATATGAAAATGATATTGAAGGTACTATGCTTAATCAATTAAAAGTAGCACAAAATTATCGTTTATCTGGTGGAGTTTACAATTCTGACAACTTAGATACTAATTTTTACACACCAGTTACTGCAAATGGTGGTACTGTTACTGTTGTTAATAGTGAAGTTATATTAGCAGTAACAACAACAGCTAATTCAAGTGCTGGATTTTATTCAAATTCACTTGCAAGATACGTGGGTGGTAATATGAATTATTATCGTGCTGTATCTCGCATAAACGATTTAGGTGCTGTAAATAATGTTAGAAGATGTGGTGTTTGTGATATAATACCTGTCGTAAATGGTGCTTACTTTCAAATAAGTAATACAACTTTTAGTTGTGTTTTAATTAGAGCTGGAGTTGAGACTATTGTTAGTTCAGGAAATTTTAACGGAATAAGCACAACATTTACATTAGATGTTAATTATCATACTTTTGAAATATACTATACAAATAAAAGAATACAATTTGTTGTAGATGGAAAAGTAATTCATACGTTTACTGCAACAACATCATCTTTATTGGGTACATTACATTTAAGAGCATTTTTATTAAATACAAATACAGGTGTTGGAAGCACAGTTAGTTGTTCATCAGTAAGTGCTTCTGTGTCAAGATATGGAACACCTATATCACAAGCGAAAACTACATTTCAACAAGGATTAACTGCAGGTAGAATTTTAAAACTTGGTGTTGGTTCTATACATAGATTAGTAGTTTCAGGTGTTGTGAATAATAGTGTTGTTTCATTATATGATGGCACTTCAACAGCTGGTATATTATTATGGTCATCAGGTGCTATGACTAATCAAACAGTACCATTTAATGTTGATTTTGATGGGTCAGGTGGTACAGCATTTAATACTGGACTATTTTTAACTATAACAGCACAAAATAGCAATTGCTTTATAAAATATGAATAAAATATGGTTGAACATTGTAACCTTAAATAAATGGGATAGTCGATGGACTTAAAACAGGAGGAAATTATGGAAGATAATAAAGAAGAAATTAAAACGGTAGAAAACGAAAATGTTGAAGTAACTGGGGCAACTAATGAAGTTGCAAATGAAGTTGATGTTAAAAGTGAAGCTCAAAAAATGGCTGATGCAATTGTTGCTAAAAAGTTAGCTAAAATGCCAACAAAGGAACAATTAGCAAAATACAAAGATTGGGAAGAAGCTCAAAAAACAGAAACTGAAAAACAAGCTGAAGTTTTAAAAGAACTTGAAACATTAAAACAAGAAAAAGTTAACACACAAAGAGAAAACACTTTATTAAAAAAAGGCGTTAATTCTGATGATGTAGATTATGTTTTATTTAAAGTATCAAAAATGGATGGCGAGTTTGAAGATAATTTAGAAACGTTTTTAAAAGAAAATGAAAAATTTACACAAAAAGAAAAAGAAACGACAGGAATAGCGAATAACAAAACTGTTGTTAATAAATCAACTGGTGTTGAGGCTATTTTAAAAGCTAGACATCCAGAGTTATTCAATTAAAAAAAGAAAGAAGGAATGTAACATGGCAAATGCAATAGCAATAAATGGAACACACAAAAGAAGAGAAACTTATGCTGATGAAGTTTTAACAATAGCAAGAAGTGAGATGAACTTATACGAAGATTTTTCAACAGATTATGAAATTGATGGAGCAACAGGACAAATAAATGTACCAACAAGAGCTGGTGAAGTTGTAGTATCAAATTATGATATATTAAATGGTATAATATTAACTCAATCTGCAACAGAGTACTTACCTTTAGCAATAGACAAAAACTATGGTATTAACGAATTAGTTGATGGTTATGAAGCGGAAGCAGTTCCAGATAATATTAGAGCACAAAGAGTTGAAAGTGCAGGTTATTCAATTGGTATAACTAAAGAAAATTTTGCAATAACTGCTTTAAAAACTGGTACAATTAGCGCTGATACTACACCTTTAACAACTGATACTGTTTATAATAAAATAGCATTAGAAGTATCAAACATGAAAAAAAGAAACATGAAAGTTAATTCAATGAGAATAGTCGTAGATGCTGATACAGAATTATTACTATTAACTGATGAAAAATTCGCAAATACTGCTGGCACATTAGGCGAACAATTAATCAGAGAAGGTGTTATTGGTAAAATAAACGGAGTCCCTGTTAAACCTAATTATTTAATGGGTGATGAAGTTGAATTTATGGTATACGATAAAAGATATTGCCAAAAATACGAAGTATGGGCAGTAGAACCATCTTTTAAAGATATTGCTGATGGTAAACACATCGGTGCTTCTGCTTTACAAGGAAGAATGGTTGGTGGCTTAACTGTTACTAATCCTCTTGGAGTACAAATCAAAACAAGAGCAACATCTATATAATCAAAAAAGGAGTAGTATTATGATAACTGAAACTGAATACGAAGTTTATTTTGGGAGTGATACTACTCCCTCTAATTTTACAAGACTTGAATATCTAGCGCTTAAATTAATCAAAAGTATAATAACAAGTGATATACCTGCTGAAACTGATGATAATTATCAAGACTTTGTTAATGCTCTGTGTGAGCAAATATATTTTTTAGAACAAAATAGCGATTTATTAGAAGATAGTGGCTATGGTGCTAATTATTCTTTAGGTAAATTTAGCGAAAGTGGTTCAAGTTCAACAAGACAAACAAGTGAAATAATAAAAAGAATAAGTCCTAATACATATACAATTTTATTAGATATAGGATTGTTATATGTAGGGTTATGCTAGGAGGCTCTTATGTTAAAGTTTAAATTAGGCGCAATAATAAGAGAAGTCCCAGAGGGTGCTAGGAAATGGTATGAAATCGCAGGTTGGAAAGAATTGAAGGTGGTTAACAATGATAAAACCAATACCAAGAATAAAACTACCTAATACAGCCGTATATAAGGCTTATTTAGGTAATAATGGCGAGGGAGATACTTGGAATACAGCAGTTACATTATCGTACGTTAAAATAGAAGATTTAAAAAGATTTTCATATTCTAATAACGGTCGTGAGTTAATAGGCAATGCAATAATGTTTTATGATTTAGTAAGTTCAACAGGACTGACAAACGAGCCAATTATAAATAGTAAAATAGAATTTAATAATCGCGAATATAGAATTGTAGACCTTGAAATATTAAATGCTGATAGTTCAACACCTCATCATTACGAAATTACATTAAAATAATGAAAAGTTTTGATAGTTTTAGTAAGGCTTTCAATTATATAGAAAACAACCTAAAAAAAAGTACCGAAAAAGCACTTGAAACAATAACAGAACAAATTTATAAAGATAGTAGAGAATTTACATATTTAGATAGTGATACAATGTACAAAAGTGGCTTAACTAATAGTGATTTTAAAAATGGAATTATTATTTTAAGAAGTCCGTACGTTAGAATTAGATATTATGTAGATGCTCGAGGTAAAAAGAATAAAAAAGCAAGGATTAAATGGTTTGATGCTACAAAAAGAAAACACATTAAAACATATAAAAAAATGCTTGCTCAAGCAATAGGAGGTAAATAGATGAATACAGAAAAATTTATAACAGCAATACGAACAAAAATAATTGCTGACACAAGTTTAACAACTGCATATTCTCCTGATTTACCACAGTCAGTAACAAATACTTGTGCTGTAACTCTTGAAAACGGAAATATAAGCAATAATTTATGTAATGAGATAGATTATTATACTTTACAATTTAGAGTGCTTATTTTAGGTAATATGAGCGATACAGATACAAGGAAACTAGCGGATGAAGTATTTAATACTTTACATTTGCTTAAAAATTATAGTTTTACAGATGGTAAAATAATAAATATATATGCAACAGGAACACCAGTTTTTGTGGGTAGAGATGAAAATCAAAATATTTATTATGATATCAACTTTGAAGCTAACGTAGAAAGCGAGGAATAAAAATGGAAGGTAATGCAACAAACTTCGAAGTTCTAATTGATATATCTGCAACAGAAACACCAGCATACACAAAATTATGTGTTACAAACATATCTCATGATAAAGGCGAAAGTTTAGATACTTGGTTTGATTTATGCTCTAAATTTGCAAATAATGAAATAGTAGCATATGATCCTACTTTTGGATTAACTTTTAAATTCAAACAAGATGATCCTGCTAAACAATTCGTTTTAGGTAAAGAATGGGCAACTGGGGCAGCAGCAACTGCAGCAATAAGAATAGTTAATAAATTAAAAGGTGCGAATGGAAAACAAATAGACTTTGTAGGTTTATTTACTAATATAACATATGAAGCTGAAACACCAACAATTCTAGAAGTAACAACAGATGTTAAAGTTAATTCAGGAACTACTTTTGTAGAAAGTGATTATGCTACACCATCAATTTAGTTAAACGGGGGCTTAATTGCTCCCATTATTTTTTTAGGAGGAATGAAAAATGTTAAGTATTAATACAAGAAAATATGAAATTGAAGAAGATATATTATTAAATAATGAAGATGAAAGCAAAGAATTATTTAGATTTACAATGAAACTTACATCTGATGAGTTAAACAAACTAAATAAAGCGCTGTTAAATAAAGATACTCTAAAACTTGCTAATAAAATTAAAGATATCGAAAATGGCGAACTTAATGAAGAAAAAATTGATGAGGTTTTTGAAATTACATCTAAAATGAATGAAGAGACTTTTAAATTAATTGGGGAATTATGTTTTAAAGAAAATAAAGAAAAATTTATTGAGATAGGTGGAGAAGTTAAATACATCCAAATGGTTGAAATGATAAGTGATTTTTTGTTAATAAATATTATGAAGAACAATCAAAAACGTGTAAATACTATGAATTCAGAGCTAACGAAGATTACGAAGAATTAGATGCACTTCAAATTGATAACGAACAAATAAAATTAAACTTAACATTTAAAAGTGTTATTAAATTATTTCATTTATTTGAAATGAAAATATCTGAAGAATTTAAAATAACTAAAGCACTTGAAATATTAAAAATAAAAACTGAAATATCATATGAAACAAAACAATTTTTGTTAAATGAAATAATAAAGTATTTATTTAATACTAAATACAAAACAAAAACAGAAAAACAAGTATTTGATTATGAATATGATTATAAATATTACTTTTATGACTTTTTAAAATTAGGAATTAACTTAAATAAAGATGATATTTCGTGGTGGGAATTCGATAGTATTTTGGGTGGTTTATTTTTAGAAAAACACAGTGCAATAGGACAAGTAATTCAATATAGAACATATGAAAAACCTACTAAAAATCAAAAAGTAAATGAACAAAAAGAAGAGGTATTTTATAGAGAAAAGAAAAAACAATATGAGTTACCTAAAGTTACTTATAATATAGATGAAGGTCTTTCAAAACTTTGGGGATATGCAGAAAGTCAAGTTAAGAAAGTAGGTGATGACTTATAACTGATGCAGAAATTATTTTAAAACTTAAATTAGATACTAATAAGGCTGAAAGTGGTATTTCGGCACTACAATCTAAAACAGAAAAATTACAAAAATCCTTTGATAAGGCTGGAACAATACTTACTACAGGATTAACAGTACCTATAGCTGGATTAATTGGTATTGGTGTTAAATACAATATGCAAATAGAAAATTTTTCAGCAAGTTTAACTACTTTGCTAGGAAGTGCTGAAAAAGCACAAAAAATGTTATCAGATTTACAAGAAATGGCTAAAAAAACACCTTTTGAAACAGGAGATTTATTAAAATCAACTCAAATGATGCTAGCTTTTGGAATAGAAGCTAATAAAACTAAAGATTATCTTCAAGTATTAGGAGATATTTCAATGGGTGATTCTGTTAAATTAGAAGCATTAACAAGAGCATTTGGACAAATGGGTGCTTCTGGTAAAGCAAGTATGGAAGATATAAATCAAATGGTAGACCAAGGATTTAATCCACTTTTATATATATCAAAACAAACAGGCGAAAGTATGAGCGATTTAAGAGATAAGGTTTCTAATGGTAAGGTTTCTTTTAATGAAATAGCAAAAGCAATGCAATTTGCTACGAGCGAAGGACAACCATTTTTTGAAAGCATGGATAAAGCTAGCGAAACAACAACTGGTAAAATAAGTTCTTTAAAAGATGAATTTGGTAAAGCAACTGGAGAATTAACAGATAACTTATTACCTGTAATTACAGATTTAGTTGATAAATTTTCGCAATTAGCATCACAATTTAATGAATTAGAACCTGAAGACCAAAAAAAAATATTAGATGCACTTTTAGTATTAGGTTCATTAGGTCCTATTCTTTTAGTTGCAAATGGATTAATAACAGCATTTAGTACTTTATGGGGAATAATGGCTGGATTAGGTGGTGCAATGAATGCATTTGGAACATTTGTATTATCTATGGGAGGTACAATAGGCAGTGTTTTAGCTGGAGTTGGTAGCGCTGTAGCTGGAGTTTTAGCAACTATTGGTGGTGGAGTAGTAGCTATTGGAGCTATATTTGCTGCAGGAATAGCATTAATTGTTGCCGGAATAGGATTTGCTATTTGGTATGCAGTCTCAAATTGGGAAGCTTTTACAACAGGACTTAAATATTTATTTAATATGACAGTAAATTTTATAAAAAATATATTTGTTAGTATAGGTAATTTTATTGGTGGAATAGCTTCTTGGATTGCAAATATATTTATGGGAGCTTTTAATGCAGTTGTAAATGGTGCAAAATGGATGTGGAATACTATAATTGGATTTGTTGGTTCAATAGGTGTAGCAATAGGAAAAGCAATTTGGGGAACTATAAAAGGTATAGTAAATGGAATACTATATATAGCTGAAACAACAATAAATGGATTTATTAATGGGCTTAATAATGTTATTAGCCTTATAAATAAAATACCTGGTGTTGGTATTGGCTCAATTAGTACATTAAATATACCAAAACTTGCAACAGGTACTAATAATGTTAAACGTGAGGGATTAGCATATTTACATTCAGGCGAAGCAGTTGTACCTAAAAAATACAATCCTGCAGTCGGTGAATTTAATAATAATAATCAAAATATAATAATTAATATTCAAAATAATATGACACGAGATAGTTTGGGACAACTTGTAAATGATATAAAAACATTTTCGAATGGATCTAAATTAAGTTACCAAGGAGGCTAGACAATGAATATAGTAAGAATATACATAGCAAATCAAGAAGTTTGTTGTTCTAACCAAATAGAAATTAATGAAGAAGTTTTAAACACTTCTTCTGTTATTTTAAATAAAGTACAACTTATAAATGATAGATATACTTTTTATATGCCAAAAGATTACTCAAATTGCAAAATTTATATAGATAACGTGTTGAAATTTAACGGTATTATAAAAAACAGTGGAGATGTTATTTTAAATCCAGCAAAGCCAAAATTTATTGATTTACAAGTTTTAGATTATAAATGTTTGTTAAGTGAAGGTAAAAATTTAGACTTTGTTATAGTAAATAAAACAATAACAGAAGCAATAAATCAAGTAGTAGATTATATTAAAGATTATGGATTTGAAGTTGGTACAATAAATATAACAAATGATACTATAATTGGTGCATATTCAACTTTAGACAAAGCACCTTATGATATGTTTCAATATTTGGCTGAAATTAGTGAAAGTATCTGGAGTACTAGAGTTATAGATGAAGATACAATTGCTATAGATTTTATTAGCACTGATTTATTAACTACAAGTAAAACAATAGAATTTAATGAAAGTTATTTTATTGCTAATAATATTGAGAACATACAATATAGTTTTGGCACACGAGATTACCGAAATAAGCAATTTATTTTAAGTGATAATGTATATGCTAGCATAGATACAACAGAGTTAGTTTTAACAGATGGATTTACTAAAAATTTCTTATTACAAAATAATATTGCTGAAATAAAAAGTATAACTATTGATGATACAATTTATAGTTTTGCTACAAATACAGAAAAAGATTTAGGAATTTATGCAGATTTTTATTATACTCAAGGTAATAACTATATTGAAACAAATATTGATGTTATACCATCCGGAAATGAAATAATTGTAATATATACAGCTTTGGTTGATGGAAGACAAGTTTCACAAAATAGGGATGAAATCGAACGTATTTCTTCACAAATTTTAAGAAATGGTGAAATAACAAGATATGAAAACAGAAATGATATAACAACACAAAGTGAGTTATTAGCAACAGCAAATTCTATTATAAAATATAAAGGAATACCTGAAATTAATTTAACAGTAATAACAAGAAACAATGATTTGTTAAATGTGGGCCAAAAAGTAGTATTTAATATAGAAGATCTAAATTTAATTGATTTAAAAACGGATTATTTAGTTAAAACTAAAAAAACTTTAATAACAGCAAATGATACAGATACATTTATTCAATATACTTATGAATTAAGTTCTAATTTTAATGCTGAAAATGTAATTAATTATTTTGATAATCAAAGAAGAAAAAGAAAAGGTAATCTCGACAAAGGTAAATATATAACAAGAAATATAGATATAACTAATACAGCAACTATTCTATTTGATAATTTTGAATTAAGAGAGATAGAAGTTTTAGGAAATAATACATTAGATGCTAATTTAGATTTCAATTTTAAAGAGGTGTAATATGACAGATGAATTTAAAGAAAAAACTTTAAAATATTTGACTGGTAATTTAGTAAGTGAAATCAAAAGTAATAAATCACAAGTTTTTAATGAGCAAACAAAAGTACCTGAATTTTGGGATAGTGAACCTATTTTAAATAAAAGAGAAGATATGTTTGTATTTTATGCTAATAATATTATAACTCTTACAGATTTGAATTTTAAAGTAATAGCAACAATTGATAAATACTCAACTGGAACTAATATAGAAACTATAGAATACTTAAATTATGATGAAAATGGTTATTTTTACGGTATAGATATTAAAGGCACTGATAAAAGATTTGTTTTATTTAATGATTTCACTGTTCCAGACATTAATCGGAGAATATAAACTTGTTTTAAGAAAAAGTTATATAACACCTCTAGATTTAATTGATAATGCTGATATAAAACACGCTTATAATTTTAAAATATATAAAAAAAATTCTTCTGCAAAATATATTTTAGTAGGTGGATTAACTTCTACTTATGAAGTATTAATAGCTGAAATAAATATAAATGTTGGAAGTGAAACAGAATTTATATATAATAAATATAATATAACTAATTTTAATAGTATATATGATAACAATGTAGAATTTCTTGAAAATGACTATAATGTTCGTATTAGTTGTATTTGTAATAAAACTTCTGAAGAAAATCAAAAATATAAAGAATTTATAAAAATAGATAACACTACATTAGAAGAAAAAATCTTTATAAATTTAAATGATTACGTAGATATAATATCTATTGGTGGAATAAATAATATTATTCTTAATCAAAATGAAAGTTATATTACTATTTATTTTAGTCCTGATTCAGAACTAGGTACTAACGCGCAAATACTTCTTTATCATATAGAAAATAATATATCTACATTAATTTTGTCTGAAGATTTAGGTACTGAAGTATTCCCTGAAACAAAATTAAAATATAAAGATGAAAATATTTATTTTTTAAAAGAATATGCAGATGTTTCAATAAACAACACATCTAGATTAGAATTAGCTAGAATAAATAATAATGATGTTTCTAATATTTATATATTAGAAAATGGTGATTATTCAAATGCGGTTTTATTTTATATTTTTAATGTATATAACTTGTTTGATTATGTTTTTATTAATGGCACTAGAGATGAGATAAAAACAGTACAAGAAATTTATAATCAATTTAATTATAACGGTTTAGATTATGAAAATGAAACAAGTTTAATACCTAATTCTAGTATATTAAAAAATAATGATGATGTTATATTCGCTAGAAATTTATATAATAAAACTATAAATAATAACGAAACCGTTTCTACATTAGAAATACAAAATTATTACTTAAATGATATAGATATAACACAACAAAAATTATTAAGTTTAACTAATACTGAATTAGTAGATAATACTGAAACTATAAATAAAAATATATATGAACGCGTTTTGTTAAACTTTGTAAATATAATAAAAATTAAAGATAATGAAACAAATACTTTATATGCAAATGGCGCAAGTAAATTAAACTTTAGTATAAATACCGATAGTCAATATGAAAATGGTAAAATAGGCAAAATAAAAATAATATATACAGATGATACATACGAAATGAAAAATATAACTAATATAGATATAACAAATAATATTGCTACAATCGAAAGTTTATTTTATGCTTATAAAGTACCTAAACAAGTACAAATATTAAGCAATGATGAAACTGCTATATATTTAACTAAAGATTTAACTACTGCTAAAATACAAAAAACGGCAACAGGCACAGACATAACAATAATAGATGCAGAAGATAGTATTGCAACGATAAAAAAAATAACAGGAAATAGTAAACAAAATACAAGTACTGCTAATAAACAATTATTTGATAAAAACAGAGCAATATTGGGTGCTTTTATAGATCGTAATACTGGTGGATTAGTAGCATTTGCTACTGCATATTTTAGTGATTATATACTTGTTAATTCTTCTACTGCTTATAAATTTAGTGGTAATGAACAACCTACTAATACACCTTACGCTTGGTATGATATAAATAAAACATACATAAGTGGTGGGTTAAACGTTACTAATGCTTTAACTTCACCATCTAACGCACGATATATTAGATTTACTATAAATTCAAGTGTTGGATTACCAAATGTACAATTAGAACAAGGAACAATTGCTACAAGTTATATAGCTTTTAATCCTGAAAGCCCAAGTGTACCATATCCAAGCACAATAAATAATGCTATAAATACTAAAAATAATAATTTTTCAACATCTTTTTGGCAAATAGTTAATATTGGATTAGGTTATCCAGTAGATGGAACAGGAAATGTAACAATTAATAGTAGTACAACAACTAGTGCTAATATAACTACAACTACTACATTTAAAGGTGTAAGATCTGATTATTTTCCAATTATTGCAGGAAAGACATACACTGTTAAAGCAATATTAAATAGTATATCTGCTGGATTACGTTTTTTTGTTACAACATATAATAGTAGTAAAGTAAGATTAACAACAATTGGTAGTTCTGTTGGTGTTAATTGGTTAAATGCCAGAACATTTATAGCAACAGAAAATGGATTTGTTACTGTCGCATTTGCTAGTACAGTAGCAACAACTAATATGATATGTAATTCTATTGTTTTAATTAATGAAACAGACAACATACTAACGTTAACTTCTAGTAATGGTATAAATACTAATAATTACCCTATAACATTACCAAATTACGCAGAATTACCTAAATTAAGCAATGGAACTGAAGATACAATAGAAATTATAGATAATGTTATGAATTATGTTAAAAGAGTAAGTAGAAATATTTTAGTAGGTTCAGGAAGTATAACAGATGCTAAAACTAATGGATTTTATATGTGTGATATCACACCTTCTGGAAATTTAACTGATACTACATTTACTATGCCCGTTGGTGGAATATATGCAAATATATACTATGAATTAGCAACACCAGTTTATATACCTATAACTTTGCCACAAATACAAACATACAAAGATTACACAGTGATAACTAGTTTAAGTAATCCTAAGGCTAATTTAACAATAAAATATAACTCTACCGAAACAGCCTGTTTATCGGCTGAAAAATACTATAAATTTAAAGAAATTTTGGAGGTGATTTAAAAATGGCTAAAATAACATATGCAGATAAGGTTAGTATAAATATAGATGCTAATATACCTGAAATAAACAAAACTAAAGATACAAATATAAATGAAATAAAAGAAGTTGTGAATAATAATGATGAAGAATTTTTAAGTGGATGGATTCCTATTACCGAAACATTAACTTATGTTAGTGTTGATAATCCTAGTGCTATTATAAATTTTTCGGGAGATGTAACAGCAAAATATCAAATTGCAGATAAATTAAAATTAACTAATAACTCTAATGTTAGTTATGCTAAAATAGTGTATGTTGGTACTTACGATAATATAAATAATGTAACACCTATAACTATTATACAATCGATAAATTATCCTAATAACGACGCTTATTATGCTTTAGCTAATAGTGCTATAACTAATGTATATTTTAGTAGAATATATAATCCACTAGAATTTCCTGTAGCAAAAAATAATTGGACCCTAATTTCGAAATCTAATTCAAATTTATCTAAAACAACCCCAACTAGCAATATTTGGTACAATTTAGGCGACTTTAATCTTCCGGTTAAAGTTGGGGATTGGACAATAGCATATGATGTTAATGCTGAGGGATCAACCACTTCTGGAAATCAAGCAAATTGCTATTCAACGCTTTCAACTTCTGTAAATTCTGAAACTGATATAGATTTTACGTCATTTTCAAGGAATACTGCACCCGCTACTGGAAGTGTTACAATATCTGAAAAACAATCTAAATATAAAATAATGAGAATAAATAGCCCAACAACTTTCTATTTAAATGCTAAAACTTTAGTAACAGGTCAAAATAGTGTAAGCTTCAGGGGTGATCAAGGCACAACCATTATAAAAGCTATTTTGGATTATTAAGGAGATGAAATGGAAGATTTAAAAAAACAAATAATAAAAGAAATAGATACTAGCAAAAATACAGTTATAAAAATGCTTATTTTTGTCATATTATCAATAACATTTATGTTTAGTGCAACAATATGTTATATAACATATCAAACTTACAACTATGATTATGAAGCGCCTAGTATAGAAAACAAAAATACAAATACAAATTATTAGAAAGGAAGTGTTTTAAATGGCAAGAAAACAACCTAAACAACCTAAAGCAAGGAAGCCAAGAAAATAAAAAACGGAGGATAAAATTATGGATAGTCAAATTTTTTCGTATCTATTACCAACAATAATAAGTATAATAACAATAGGTGCACCAGTAATAAAATTAAATTCTACTATAACAAATTTAGATAATACATTAAAAAATGTAATAAAAAGACAAGATGAAGATAGAAGCAAATTAGAAAAATCTTGTGATAAGTTAGAAGTACATGAAATAAGATTAACAAAATTAGAAAAATAAGGAGGAATTTCACATGAAAAAATGGATAAAAGCTTCTTTAATTAGAGCTTTAAAAACAATAGCACAAACAGCAATAGCGACAATAGGTACATCATATGCAATTGGAGATGTAAATTGGGTTATAGTAGGCTCAACGGCTTTATTAGCTGGTATATTATCAATATTAACATCAGTTGCTGGATTGCCTGAATTAGAAAAGTAATATTTCACGTGAAAAGGAGTGATTAATATGGATGAAGATTTTAAAGGAACAGATTTTGAAGATATAACAAAGGGAGATGAATAATATGAATTTAGCTGAATTTGGAAGTTGGGGATTAAGACAAGGACAAGTTGCTAATCCACCGCCTAATAATAAATTTTTAGGAGAATGTGTAAGTCTAATACAACAATATTTATATAGAGTGTTTGGTATACCATTTCAAGCACATGGACACGCTAAAGACTGGGAATATAATGTGCCAAATGGTTTTACTAAGCTACCAGCTATTACACCTTTACAAAAAGGCGATATACTAGTTTATGGTTCAAATTACGGTGGCGGATATGGACATATTGGTCTAATAGATGTTAACAATAAATACTATGACCAAAATGGAATAGTAGGAAGAAGAATATCTTACAGGAACACACCATTTAGCGGTTATAGATGTGTATTAAGACCACAAAATCAAAATGCTTTAGGATTATCAAGTGGCAATTTTACTGTAAGAGTAGATAAAGATAAAGCTATAGTTAGAAGTCAAGCAAATTCGCAATCTGCAATTGCTGGAAGTGGCACTTTGTACAAAGGTAACACTTTTACATCAAATGGTACAGTTCAAGGTGAAAACATAAACGGTAATAATATTTGGTATCGTTCTTTAAAAAATAATTTCGTGTGGAGTGGTGGACTTACCAAAATATAGTTGACAAGTAATTAAATTAGATATATAATATAACAAAACACACTAATTTAATTAAAGGAGTGGCTAAAATGGGTAAACGTAATGATAATAATGCAAAACCTGTGAAAAACTGGTTGTTTGAAACTTTTGGAACATATTGTATGTGCTGTGGTAAAAAATTCAAGAGATGCGAATTATTTTTACATCATTTAAAAAAATGGGAACATACTCATAAAACTACAAAAGAACATTCTGGATTAGTGTGTGATTGCTGTCATAAACGGA